GAACTCATCGAGCGGGTTGGGGTTGCGGAACCAAATCACCTCACCCGGCTTGAACCCGAGCCGCCGATTGTTCCACTCGTAGATCCAGCCGCCGAGGTAGTTGTTTTCATCGGGCACCAGTCGCATCCGGTCAGGCCGTGCCCACCAAATTTCCTTCGGCACGCCCTCGCCATCCGGACCGCGCTCAAGCACCCAATACGCTTCTCCCCACAGATCGAGCGCCATCACCGTCATTTGCCATAGCCGGTTAGGCGTCCACCAGGGATTCACCATCTTGAGCAAGTCGTGAAGCGCGCCCTCGGTGACGTGCTGCCCGTCGCGCTCAAGCACCAGCGGGAGGCTGGCAAGATTTCGTGCGCGGAGATTGACGCAGGCATAGACCGCCGATGATGTGGCGAGGTAATTACCGTAGGCCTCCGGGCTCCATTTCTCGGGATCGGTGCCGAAAGCAACGTCAGCCGCCTCGACAACGGCAGGACCGAGGCGGAACGCCTTGCTGATGTACTCACCGATGCGCTGACGAAATGAGGCCATGCCCCTAGCATACCTTCGCAAATCTCGCGTGGCTACCCCGAACAACAAACCCCCCGAGCCGTGAGGCGCGAGGGGTAGGTGTGACAGGGATGGAGTCCCGCCTATCGCAAGCCACCCGGTGGAGAGCAACTCAACGACTGGACAACCATAGCACGCGCTTCACGCAAACGCAAGATTACCACGGCCCAACATCAATTCGGTGAGCGCCCACACCAGCGCGTCGAGCCTATCCGGCGACGAGGCCCCAGGCGTCCACGTGCATAGCTGGTCCTCAAGCTGCGGGAGCCCGCCGACGTGCGAGATGCGCCCCTGCTCGTAGAGCGCCGCGATGGGTTCCGCTCGCGTCGCCTTGCCCCGCGTCGCGTGCACGATGCGCAATGGGAGGCTGGCCTCCACCGTGCCCAGCACATGCGCCACCATCTCCCCGCCCTGGTTGCCCTCGGCCACGATCCGATCCGCCCTGAACTCGTGGTAAGCCTCGACAGCCCGCCGGGCCCAGGCGTCCGGCTTGAAGCGCCCGGAGCGGTCCGCGAGCACGTAGCCCCGGCCGTCGGCCCCGAGCCCCGCCACGACGATCCCCGTCTCGTCGCTGCTGTCCTTGCTCGTCGCAGCCGGGTCGATGGCGACCACCACGCGCACCAGCTCGGGCGCCTCGCGCACCCGGCAGGCGTCGATGGCCTCGCGGGACCACAGCGCATCCGGGTTGTCGTCGAGATCCTCGCCCTCGAGTTCCTGCCGCCCCAGCCGCGTGCCCTCGTAGCGCGCCATGAGCCCCGACAGGAACGACGGCGCGAGGTTGGCGGCATTGTCGATGGTGCGCCCCCGCGTCACGACAAGGCCCGGGCTGGCCTGGATCGTCCGCATCAACGGCACCATCTTCGGCGTCGTCGTCGCCACCACGCGAGGCTGGGTGCCGAGGCGCAGGCCCATCAGCATCATGTCCCACGCCTCAGGATGCGCCCATGCCGCCACCTCGTCGCAGTAGGCATGTGTATGCTGCGGTCCTCTGAGCCGGTCAGGTTCCTCGGCACTGTAGGCCGTCGCCATCGCACCATTCGGCCAGGTCACCCGCCGCTTGCTCGGCTCGTAGACCGGACGCGCCCACGGCTCGCAGCAGGACAGCAGGCCAGACTCGCCCTCAATCATCACGTCCCGCACGTCAGCAGCCGTGGGCCCGATGAGCGCGATGCGGGCCCCGGGCGTCGCCATTGAGCGCACCCACTCCGCACCGACGCGCGTCTTGCCCCAGCCGCGCCCGGCCTTGACCAGCCACACCGACCAATCACCGCGAGGGGGTAGCTGGTCAGGCCGGGCCCACGCCTCCCAGCACCACGCGAGCGCCGCCCGCTCCAGGTCGTTAGTCGGCTGTGGGAGTCTGGGATTCAGCGGCAAGACGCCTGAACCTCTCCAGCGAAACCGACAGCAGGCCGGACACGTCGCCCGACACCTCGACCTTGCTGCGCTCGGTCATCATCCCTAGGTGCTTTGCGATCAGCTCCCAGGCCTTCACGCGCGCGCCCTTGCATTGCGGCCCATCGTCCGCCGTCGCCTCAGCGAGCAGCCCCCGGAGGACGGTCTCGGCTGTGATCTCGACAGCGGCAGCCCGCGCCGCCTTCCCCGCCTCGATCGCCGCCCTCACCTCAGGTTTGCTTAGGGTTTCATGGGCGATGGCATCGGCCGTTTTCGCGCTGTACCCGGCCCTGATAGCCGCCTGACGAGCGTTGAGGTCCACCAAGTATTCAGCGACAAATGCCGCCTGCCTCGGCGTTAATCCTCGCTCATCGGTCGCCACGGTTCAGCCCCCGGCCTCCATGGCCTGCACTCTCGCCACCTGCCCGCCGTGCACACCCCGCCGCTATCGCTTCGAGGCTCCCGTACCCAACACAGGCAGCGATCACATGCTAGCCCCTCGTCGCCCACGTCCGCAACCCCCGCCACCTTACGCCGCCCATACGCCGCCCGGTTTCGACACCTTGGCGAGCAATACAGCAGCCCACCAATCCGACGCCCAAGCTCAGCACCACAGACCACGCAGCCCATGACCAAACCATACCCTAACCGGACCAAATCCCCGAAACCCGCATAACTACGTAAACCTAACCGCACCTAACCGAAACCGGTTAGGCTCGAAACCCGCGCCATTTCTTGATTAGCGGGGCTCCATATATATATATAACCATTAACCAATATATTTATATATATATAAGACTCTTTATGTGCATGTCTTACACATTATGCTTATATATATATATATATCTCTCTGAAAATCGGTTAGGCTGGTTAAACCGGTTAGATTGGCTCTACAACTAGGTTTCCAGCGGTTAGACTGCGGTTAGAGGTGGTTAGTTGCATGTGGTCCGAGGGTCTAGTATGATGGCCGCAGAAGGAGGCTACTCGCATGAAAACCAAGCCCGACTGGGCGGCCGTGAAGGCCGCCATGCTCGCCGTCGCCCAGAAGGCGTTCGGTGAGATGCCCCGTGACCGCAAGGTCAGATGCCCTTTCCACGGCGATAAGACGCCCTCGCTTCACATCTACGACGATGGGTGGCACTGCTACGGGTGCGGCGAAGGTGGCGACGCCGTGGATCTCGTGGCCCGTCTTGAGGGCATCACGCTAGCCGAGGCATACCGCCGCATCATGGGGGACTGGACTCCGGGGCCCTTGCCGTCTCCTGCGCCCGCCGTGCGCACCTGGACAGAGCAGCCAGGCGCGGATGGTGAGCCTGTTCATTGGGCCCATGGCATCCCTCAGATCGCCTACCCCTACCACCGGGACGGCGAGCTCGTAGGCTATGTCTGCCGGTGGGATACCTCGGACGGCAAGATCATTAGGCCTGCCACCTCCGTGCGTGACCTTGAGACGGGCGAGCTACGGTGGGACTGGGTGGCGATGCAGGAACCACGCCCACTCTATCGACCCGACCACGTCGGCTCAGCCCTCGCGATCGTCGAGGGAGAGAAGGCCGCTGACCACCTCCGCGCAGGACGGGTCGAGGCCTGCACCTGGCCCGGTGGCTCCAACGCTTGGTCACAGGCTGATTGGTCAATTCTCGCGGGCGTCCAGCGCGTCATCTTGTGGCCAGATGCAGACGAGCCGGGCCGCGCCGCCATGGACGGCATCGCCGCAGTCCTGACGGGCTACGGTGCGGAAGTCGCCATTGTGGACACCTCCGGCTTACCTACCGGGTCCGACGCCGCAGACCTCCCGCACGATGAGTGCATCGCCATGCTTCGCTCAGCCAGGCCTTACCAGCGCCCCATAGAGACCCCAGAGGTCAAGACGTCCCCTGACACCCCCGGCAAGCCGGAAGCCCCTTCCTGGCCCTTTAGGTGCCTCGGACACGCCGATGGGTGGTTCTACTTCCTGGAATCGGAGCGGCAAACAGTCGTACGCTTCACGGCTGCCGGTATGACGGCCGCCGCGTTGCTGGAACTCGCGCCCCTCGGATGGTGGGAGGCCCACTTTCCCAGGCCTAAGGGGGGAGGCATGGACGTGCCAGCCGCAGCCGACGCGCTCATCCGCGAGAGTCGCCACCGCATCTACACCGACGAGGCAAGCCGCGGCCGTGGCATCTGGTACGACGCAGGCCGCATCATCTACCACGCAGGCGATCAAGCCATCATCGACGGGGTAGCCTGCCGCCTCACCTCGATCGAAAGCCGATACGCCTACCCCGTCGCGCCTGCCTTGCCCATTCCGGCCGCGCCGCTGAGCGATGCGGAGGCCCAAGCCTGGATCCTCGACACGATACGGATCCCATCGTGGCACGAGCAGACACATGCCGAGATCGTGTCAGGCTGGGTCATGTGCGCACTGTTGGGCGGCGTGCTCCGCTGGCGGCCGTCGATCTGGATCACAGGCGCGGCCGGGACCGGCAAGACCTCCATCATGCGCGATTTCTTGAGCCGCCTGCTAGGTCCCTTCGCAGAGGCCGCCCAGGGCAATAGCTCAGAGGCTGGCATCCGCCAGCGTGTCCGCAGCGATGCCCGGCCTATTGTCATGGATGAAGCCGAGCCCGCACGAGGCCCAAACGACCAGCGCCGTTGGACCTCGATCCTAGACCTCATGCGGCAGGCCTCAAGCGACAGCGACGCCCGGACGCTGCGAGGCACGCCGGGAGGTCACGCGCAGACCTACCACGTCCGCGCCCCCTTCGCGTTCGGGTCGATCCAATGCGGGTTATCCGGCTCAGCAGACCGCGACCGCGTGTCGCGCGTCAGTCTCCGCAGCGCCCGATCTGGCGAGATCCCACAGCACGAGGCCCAACGAGTCTATGCGGACTGGCTGGCCGCAGTCGAGTCATGGCCTGACGATATCTCCGAGCGTCTCCTAGGCCGCGCGCTTGCCGTCGCGCCCGTTGCCAGGAAAGTAGCCGCCGCGATGGGCAATGCCATGATGCAGCACGTAACCACCCGCCGCGAGGCCGACCAGCTAGGCGCACTGATGGCCGGAGCGTGGTTGCTCCAGTCGTCTATCGTCCCCACAGCCGACGAGGCCGCTACATGGGTCGGTGCGCACCAATGGGACACCGTCCACGACGCAGCCCAGGAGACAGACGCCGAGCAGGCGCTGGCATCCTTGCTGGGGCTCGTCGTGCAGGGCGACCGCGACCGCGCCAGCATCGCAGACCGCATCGCCATCATCGACCGGACGACAGGTGACCAGCAAGCCGAGCAAGAGCGCGTTCTGGCTTGGTACGGACTGCGACGCCTCGGGCCCCGTCAATTGTTCGTAGCCCACACCTGCGACCTGCGCCGCGAGGCCATGAAGCATACCCCCTATGCCGACGTGACCGGCCTGCTCCGGCAGCTTCCGGGTACGGTCAAGAACAAACAATCGACCATTGCCGGAAAGAACTGTAAGGGCGTCATCATTGACGCTTGAAACAATCCGGGCCCCTAGCACGGCGCTAGGGGCCCGGAGAGGTTACTCGCTAAATCATCATACCCCACAAAAAACCCCCGAGGCAACCGCCCCGGGGGTTCTCGTTAAGCCGTTGGTTCTCTCAGGTATGGCCAAACCTCATGCTTAAGGATTTGAAGAAGCTCGCGCACCGTGCCTGCATAGATGATCGACCCGGTGTCACCATTGAGCCAGTCTGACGGCAACCAGCGGAGATCTAGATCCGCGCTGATTGCGTCGTAGTCATTTCCCTTCCTCGTCACCTCCCCAATAAAGGGGAGGGCGCGAAGCTCGGACAATGTGCGCGGTTGACGGTAGGCAATCATAAACGCACCTGCTAGAACAATAGTTCTTCGCCGGGCGCAGGAGGCGTAACGCCGACTCGCCTCATCCTGGGCGTTGGCGTCGCCTGCCTTTCGACCACGACACGCGGAGCATGCTTGCCGGTCCCATGGCAGAGATAGCACATGCCACAGTCGCGGCGGAACGGAACCCGGCCCGTGCCTCGGCATCGCTTGCAGGTAACTTGCTCCATCCTTTTATCTCCATCTCGCCCCGGTGCGTCCGGGTATGTGTTGATCATACACTAAATGTGTGCATTGTCAACACCCCAAATCCTCCGGTCCCCTTGCCACGATCGCCAGACCTCCCGCCGCCTCGACAGCGGCAAGCCATCGAGCCTGGTCCTCGGTGAGTCGCCCGCGCTCTGCCTTTACCTCGACGGCCACGAACTGCGCCATCTTCTTTCCCACCATGTCGTGCGTGATGGTGAGGCAGCGCCAACCCACTAGGTCAGCGGAGCCGTTGCCGAGGCCGTAGCGGATTGGCACGCCCCTAGCGTCCGGCAGGACGCCCACGTTGTTGCGGAACACTCGCCACCCGAGCCGAGAGGCCGCGAGCTGCACGCGCTGCATGATGGCCTGTTCACGCATCGACGGCGCCCCCTCTCCCAAGGTTGGGCGCCGTCTCTGCGCGGCTCCCGGTTTGCCCGCCGGGGCTGGTCGATGCCGCATCCTGCATCATACCCCAGGTCTTGAGCGCCTGCCTGGCGACAAACCCGCCATCGTCGCCCCACCTGAACGTCAGCGTATCCCGGCCTCTGTCATCCGTCAGCACGCGCCATTGCTCCGGGTCGGCGTACCACTCGACAACGCGCCGCCAATGGGCGGCCTCCTGCTGACTATCCATCCTCAGACCTCCTGACAAACAATCGAGCCATACCCAGCGGCCCACAGCGCCCGGCAACCATCGCCGCGCACTCCCACCCGAGATCCGACACGTCCGACCGCTTACCGTGCACGCAGCGAGGGCACGGCAGCCTCGGGTCTGCCTCGCGCTTGATCATAGCGGCCTCTGTCTTAATTCTCTCTCGCGCCCGCTTGCTGCGGCTTCTGAGCGCCCCGGAAGTCGTGCATCCCGAGCAGCGGACATGCGTCCCGGACAGCGGCCGGAACATCCGACCGCAGCCGATGCAGGCGCGGCCCATCTCGCCTGGCAGCTTCATCAACCCGCCACACCTCACGCAGTCGAGCCACCCGCGGGAGTCCTTATTGCCGCAGCTCTGGCACGTCCGTTCTTTGCGGCTCGGCGCCGGTCGGTGCTCCTGGCCTCGATAGCACAAGATGCAGGCGTCCACACCGTTCCCGGTCTTGACGTAGCCGGGGCACTTACGCGTCGTCATACGTCACGCCCCATTGCATCGCCCGCCGAAGGGCCCGCCATTGCCGCTTCAAATGCCTTCTGAGCTGCAGCTGTAGGTCGCAGTCGTCCCTCACGATGGCCGCGTGGTAGTCGGCCATTGCCCGTCCCCACGACAGCACGGCGAGCCGCTTCTTGCTGAACGAGCCGTAACAAGCCTGCGTAAGACCGTATCGCGACACGGCGGCCGGTGCGGGCCTCAAGCTCGGCCACCAATCGAGCCACTTGATGCGTTTCGCACGGTCCGCCAGCCTCCCGGCAATCTAGACACCAGCTATCCACCGTAGGGCCCTCCGCACGATGCCGACACGAGGCCGGACCTTCCGACGCGCTGCCAATGCAGGCCGCGCCGCCATCCGCTCAAGCTGGGCAAGCTGCCAGCACCGCAGCCGCACAGCGATGTAGTACCTAACCTCCTCCTCAAGCGTCACAGCACACCTCCCGCCGCCTGGGCTTTGAGGATCAGCAGCCGGATCACGTCCGACTCGGTGAGCCCGAGCTGGGCCGCAAGGGCCTTCAGTGCCGCCTTGTGCGCGTCCGAGAGTACGATCTGTTGGCGATGCATTATGCAATCCTCTCCCAGCCGGTCCCCCGGCAAGCGTCACAATGTGCGGCGTCTGGCTCCCAGACGATCATTCGCGGTGATTCGACTTCAACCGTGGTCACGGTCGCGTACTGCCCCCAGCCCTCGCAATGGTGGCACCAGCGGTAGCCCCGCTTCGCCTTGCGCACCAGCCGCGTGCAGTCGCATGGTTCCTCGCTGATGACGTAGCCGGATGCGTCGCAATCGCACTCCTTGCCGTGCAGCGAGACAGGGCCGCAGCACAACCGCGCCCGCTCCACCGTGCCGGTTCCCCGGCACCAGCGACAGCCCTTATCCGCAAAATACATCACGCCGTCCTCCCGCAGTACACCCGCTCGAACTCTCGGCGGACCTCGGCGAGCGCCTGGTGCAGGTCGTGCCGCGTCAGGCCTTCGATCTGGTCTGCCCGGAGGCAGCCCAGCCACGCGGCCAGCTCCGCCGCCTCGCGCCGTCCGCACATCACACGCCGCGTCACGGCCTCGATCACGTCCAGCATCGCATCGAACGCCGCGTGATCGTGCGTCCCCATCGCGAAGGCCCAGGCGTCAATGATCTCCGCAGGCTTCATGCTGATGATGTTCATTTCTGTAGCCTCCATCACATCGCGTAAACGGTGACGCCAGCGAGACCGTAGGCGGCACCATCGACCGCGCCCGTGTGCGTCGTGTCGCCAGCGATCGCTGCCAGGTAAGCCACAGCCTCGGCTTCCGTCAGGTCGCGAACCGCCTCGCCAGTCGAGTAGATGTAAAGCGTCATCGTTCTATCCTCCATCCAGGCGGTGCGTCCGCCCTCGATGTATTAATCATACACTAGACACACGCATAGTCAACCCCCCTAACGAAAAAACTTTTACGCTAGGGGGGCGATCAGCCTGTAATGCAGGCTAGAAGGGATTATCCGCCTGTTGGCCCTGCTGCTTGGGCTCGAACATCGACAGGATGATGGAACCGCGCCCGGCCTGCCGCTCGATCCCGGCCGGGTTGAACCAGCTTTCCAGCAAGACGAACGAGCGCCCATCATCGCCTTGCATCACCGCGCCAACGGTTTGATAGCGCGCCTTGTCGTTGCCGCTTGCGTCCCGGTAGCTGCCGGTCTTGACGCAGAGATCGTGGGTTTTACGTGCCATTGTTAGTCTCCTCGGGCGACTCGCGCCCTCCAAACATGCCGAGCCCATCCCGGCTTGTAGCCGCGTTCCTTTTCGATCCGCTCAAGCGCCTCAAGCGTGCGCGCCCTGCCGCGCTCGGGGTCAGCACGCCGAGGCGCCGCCTGAATCTCCACCAGCTCGCCCGCCTCGACTTCGACGACGCGCCCCGAGTAGGGTTTTTCGACGCCGCAGACCTCGCAGGCCAGCACCTCCGCAGGCGTGTAGGCATAACATTCCTGGCATTGCCAAACCGGAGCCGCATCCGGGTCAGCCTTGCGCTTGCCCTTCCGTGCGGCTTCATCCTCGCCCGCAAGCGACCATGCCCGGTCGTCTGTCGGCATCCCGTGCCGCAGCGTGTTGCCCGCGTGGTCTAGGATGACCGCCCGCGTCTTGCCCTCGGCAGGCCGGAGGGCGCGCCCTACCTGTTGCAGATACAACGCTGTGCTGATCGTGGGTCGGAGCAAGATAGCCGCCTCGACGGCCGGGAGGTCGAAGCCCTCCCCGATGAGGTCGCACGAGACCAAGACGCGCGTCACGCCGTCCCGCAGCCGAGCCAACATGGCCTGCCGGTCGTCGTCCCCGAGCCGCCCGTCGATCACCTCGGCCGCCACGCCCGCGCCCGTGAACGCCTCCGCGATGGCCCGGCAGTGCTGGAGGCTCACACCAAACGCCACAGCCCGGGCGCCTGGACACAGCCGCCGATAATGTCCCACGGCATCGCCTACCACCTTGGCCGTCCCCATCGCGGAAGCCAGCCCGGCCTTGCTGTAGTCGCCCGCCACCACACGGACGCTGCCAAGGTCGACCGCCGATGCCGGAGCGTAGACGACGGGCCGGGCAAGCCATCCCGCCTCGACCAGCTCGGCCGTCGTGGTCACGACCTCCATGCTGTCATACACGTCCCCGAGCCCCCGCCCATCGGTGCGGAGCGGAGTAGCCGTGAGCCCCAGCAGGTGCCGAGGCGCCAGCCCCGCCACGACCGCGCCCCACTGGTTGTCCGGCGTCGTGTGGTGGGCCTCGTCCACGATCAGCAGGTCGCAATGCGGCATCACGTCGCGCCGCGCCAGGGTCTGAACGCTGGCGATTTGCACCGGAGGGAACGGGTTAGGCCGCGCCCACGGCGCGATGATGCCGGGCTCGATGCCTTCGGCTCGGATGGCCGCTTGGATCTGGCGCACGAGCTCGGCCCGGTGCGCGACGATGACCACGCGGCGCCGCTTCACCACAGCCGAGGCCGCGACGTGCGCCATGATGACGGTCTTACCCGCACCTGTCGGCGCCACGAGCAGCGGCGCCCGCGAGCCCTCGGCAATGTGGCGCCGCACGGCGTCCACCGCGCGGAGCTGGTAGGGGCGTAGGTCAGGCATCCAGCACCGCCCACAGCTCGCGCGCCTGGGCGGCGCGCATCACCACCCGGTCGACCAGCATGATGTCATCTACAGCTGCGAGCCGGGCCTTGATAGGGTCTAGGTCAAGCATCTAAGTCACCTCCCGCCAGCATCACATCTACGCATCGCACCTCGTCGAGGATGGCCCGCAGCCGCTCCACCTCGGCCACCAGGGCCGCGAGGTCGGACGGGGCGGCGGCGATGAGGTCCGTATCTCCACGGAACTCAATGCCACGCGCAATCGTCTCGGCAGCTTTTTCGTGCGCCCGGCCAAAGACAATGCCATGCCTGCCGCCAGTCCAGGCGTATCCTTGGCGCAGAGAGCCAGAGGCCGCCAGCCGGGCCTTGATGGGTTCAAGGTCAAGCATCAGCAGTCACCGCCTTGCTCGTCAGCCACTTCACCTCATCCACGATGTCCCTAAGCCGCTTGACCTGCGCCCTCAGCTTGCCTGCCTCTCCTTCTAGCCTGACGACCTTGGCGACTGCCTCGCGATGTAGCTGATTTTCCAACGCCAGTTCGCCCATCAGCCGCTCGACCTCGACGATCAACGCTGCGATATCCTGTGGCGCTCCTGCAACAAACTCGCCGATTTCGCGCCCATCGAGACGCGTCA